ACCACGATTGCGCGGCGCGTGTCTTTGTCGGCCTTGATGCGTTCGATGGCTCGTTCCACCTGTCCACGCATCCTCACGCCGTAGTCGCACGGCACGTCATTGAACAGTGGATGCTTTGCATTTGGTGCGGCGACCTTGATTTCTTCGAGGTCGAATCGGCCTTCGAGAATTTGGTTCGTGATGACTTCGGCCAGCTTGCGATTGAAATTTTTTTGGTGCGGGATGTCGTCAGCATCGAAGCGGTAGCCTTTGCCTACCCACTCCCATGTTTGCAGTCCACGCGGTTTGGGGCGGTATGTTTTACCACCTGTCCTGTCCTCCTCTGGCCATCCGCAGTCCTCGCAGTAGCGTTCCACGCCCGCCGGAGTGCCGTTAGTGTTCACTTCGTAGATTGAAGCGCCACACTGTGGGCAAATCGGAAGATGCGCCGAACAAATCGCTGGACTCGAATGGCTAGTATCGCCTTCAGTTTGGTTGTCAATTTTGCTTTCCATATTTTTGGTTGTTGAGAGTTCGCTTTGCTGACCCGCCATCGGTCAGCTTTACGTTCGGCTGCTTTTCTTCTTCCGCTCGACGCCGCAGTAAAACATCGTGGAGATCATCACATCCGCCGCTTGTATGGTCTCCCCACACACCACACCAAGCGCACCATTTCTTTTCGGGCTGGTCTTGCGCTCCACCGTTTCCGCCAGCAGCCGAACCACCGGATGCAGCGAACGGGGATTGGCCGTTATCGTTTGTCCTGGGCGTGTCGTGGCTCATATCTGAACTTTCTCGTTAATTCTCTTGTGGCGCCCAACTCCCGGGCCTGATCCAAGCCGTCAGCTTGCGCGCCTTGCTGCTGACAGATGCCGCAGGTTCTGGTAGTGGATTTGTGATCACCTCGTTCACTACGAACCCCGGGAAATGAAATGGCGTGTTGCATTGTTTACAGTACACGACCACCGACAGTTGGAAGCCTTGAACGTGCCCATGCTTGCACGCAACCTTGCCGACGCAGCACTGGGTCACGAACTCGTCGTGCTGGCATTTGACCGGCTTTGGTGCTACTGGTTTTAACATGAAATTGTTTGGGCTCAAGTTGTCTAGGAGTCGCCAATGGGTTGAAGTCTTGGAGGAGGAACGGCGCCAGATTCCTTTGCGGCGATGGCCGGCGGTAATTCTGAAGATGGCTTTGTCGTTGACGTTGTTTGGGGTGCCGCGGTCGGTGTGGCGCCAGCGGATGCGGACTTGCCGCGCTTGCCCGATTTACGACCGTTCTTTGCGGCGTTGCCGGCCTTACTCCGGCTCGACTTTGGGCTGTGGCTGCTTTGTTCCGCTGCTGGCGATGTCACGGCCGGCTTGCTGGGGATGGTTTCACCAGGTCCAAACTTCTGGGCTAATCGGCTGGGCACCTCTGGGCGCACCCTCTCTTGCCGAAAGGATTCGACGGCTTGTTCGACGGAAGAACCGGGTTCAACTGGAAGGATGATCGGTGGTGGTTCGGCGGCCGTGATCCCAAATCTGTTCCTAATCTCCGGCATGGCCCTCACCAGGGCATTCACCACAGATCCAAGCCACTCAAGGTCATCAAGGGTCAATTGTCTTCGAGGGCGCTGCTCCCACGCATCGGATAGTTTTTGGACATTCTCACTCATGGTTGTTGTGGTTGTTGTGGTTACCGCTTTGTTCCTTCTGCATTTTGTAATAGCAGATCAATTTGCCAATGAGGTAGTTCTCGTGTGCGATCCAGTCAGTTAATCGCTTCTGGTCTCTCCGACGAAGTTCCTCAAAGTCTTTCAGGGTGATTTCGTTCGTCAATGGATTAAGTGCTCCCATAATTCCCTATGCTTTTTGTGTGACTGGTTTTTGTTTATCGGCGAGGCGTTTGTGGTGCCACTTTTGATACTCAGCCAAGTGGGTTTGGAAGGCGTTCTCATCTCCCGGCCAGTTGCTGCGCTGTGGCGGCTTTGTGAAAGTGAACCGTGAATCGACCGGCCAGATGTCGGGGTCTTTCTGAACCTTTGGTGGATTGGCGAGGTGCCCATTCGGTAACTGCTTTTGGCTTGCCATGTGCCCCGCCAGTTTCCACGCACGGATCGTAGCCTTCCAGTCCTTAATCGGTTTTCCGTTATTCTTCCAGTCACAACCTTCGCATTTGTAAAAGAACCATTCCCCATCGGTTTCAGGAAGTCCAACGGATTTACAAAACTCCTTGCAATCATCCAGTGTGGGTTTTGGCGTCAGCCTCGACTTCGACTCCGTCTCCGTCTCCGACTCCGTCTCCGTCTCCGAGCACATTTGATTACCATTTGATGTACAATCGATAAACAGTTCATCCTTAGATGGTTCTGGAAACTTGCTCTTTGAACGGGTCTGCTGTCTAAAATCCAACAGTTGGATGTACTTACCATCCCCGTACACGCTCAACAATTTAGCTAATAAGCATTCGATAAGCATCTGCTTTACATTCGCTTCACTGACCATATCAACCCGTAACGGATAGCAGGCAGACCGTATCAGGGCTGGGTGTGCGAAGTAGCGTCCGTAGTCGTCCACCACAGACATCAATCGGCGGTAAAAAAGTTCCCCTTTTTCGGTGAGCTTGTTCACCCGCTCGCTGGTCAAAATTCCCTCACGAAGAACCCTAGTTGGCATTCACCCTCCAAAAACTCAACGCACCGCCGAGTGTGGAAACAGGCAGCAGCGACGGGGCGGACCCCGGAAGTAGCCCATTGCACTCGACGGTGCGTTGAAATTTCGTTGGTGTTATTGTTTTCATCTACTGCATTTTTCTCGGCGGTTTCCACATCGCCGTGCGATTACTCGCAACGTTCAGACGGTAAAACAGGAAATCTTTTCTGTCAACAAATTTATTCCAATTTCTCCAAACTCGGTTCCTTCGGGTTCGTGGAAATGAACGGCCCGCACACCTCGTTGACCTTTTCCTCGGCCTGTTTCGGTGTCAAATTGTTGTGGGTTGAGATGGTGGTCTGAAGCGCGCCAATGGGGCATGACACACATTCACCAAGGAACTGGTCACGCGTGACCAATTTTGCCTCCTCCAAGGCTTTGTAGGCTCCAAACGGATCGTTGATGGCACGCACACTTCCCGGCTTGCCCACAGTCCATCCAGGGATGCCTGTGGGGTCAACCTTGAGGATTTCCTTCGCCCGGCCCTCCATGGCCTTGATCAGCGGCTTGGCGGCGTGACAACGATTCAACAGCTCGGCAAGCTGGAGCCCAATGGGCTCTCCCCCGCACATGGCGGCGATTTCCACCAGGAGGTGCTTCGCCTCGGGACATTTGAACATGCCAGGGCAGTATTTGCAGTGATCACCAGCCACGCGCGGAGCATCCGGATTGTTGATATCGATGATCAACGCCTTCAATTCCTCGATGGAACGCTCAATGTGCTCCAACTCGTAGCACGTCATCACAGGTTCGCGGGAGAGCAACGGCTGGATGATGGCCACGTAAACTCGCTTCAGGCCGGTCTTGATGCCGTGTTCGCTGATGGCCAACAGGACCATGAGGGACCGGAGTTGACGGTTCTTGGGTGACTCGGCTATTTCACCGCGGCCTGTCTTGTAATCAACAATCAGACCGGTCTCGGCGCGCTTGGCGATGAAGTCTCCCTTACCACTGAATTCCTTGGACCTGCCGCGCTTCAGCCACAGCCGATCTTCCTTGATGATGGTGACACCCCAGATTGCCACACCGAATATCTTCTTCACCAAGGCATCGCGTTGCTCTTTGCAGGCCACGGCGACTTCCAACTCGTTCGGCCAGGGGGTCAAGTCGATGAAGTTTGGATCCTCCAGCCACAGGTGGATTCGGTTTCCGGATTCCGCCCACTCCCGCATCTCGGCGGTTTGTACCGGCGGCAATCCTTTGGCCAACAGGAAAGATCCCGGGCAGGCGGCGTAGCGGTCAGACGAACTCGCACTGGGCAGGTCAAGACGTTCGGTGTCGATCATAATTTGATGAATTTATATATCAGAAATAACCCAAAAGAAAGCGCCACTGCGGCGTTAATGTAGAGAATTATCAGGAGCATTTTGTCAGCTCAAAGTTGATGACGTCGTACATGTTTCTGACGCCAATGGATGTAAGCACCTTTTTTAAGGGCACAAGGTTTCTGATTCGGCGGCGCCAGTTCTGGTTGGGGTCGCCATTCGACAACACCGCCGGACTAGCATTGCATTTGAACCCAATCTTCTCCATGGAGTAAAAACTATACCAGTGGAACAGGTGAACGTGGCCGTATTCGGTTACACCATTATCAGACCAACAGAACGGAACCTGACCCCAAAAAACACTACCAGATTTCAGTATGCGATGAATCTCCCGAACGGTGCGCTCGGTGTCAATCAAGTGCTCAAGGACGTGGTTCATGTGAACCTGATCAACAGATCCATCTGCCCAAGGCCAGTTAAACGCCGTAAGGTCAACCCGCATATCAACTGGGTGCAAAGCGAAATAATCAACATTCACGTATCCCGGTTTGTAATCTGGGCCACATCCAAGGTTCAATTTAATCATATTCTCTGCATCACGTTTTGGCTGACCGACAGAGAGGAAAGGACTATCCATCTCTCTGCGCGTCCGCCGGGTTGTAAAAATTCCAACAGTTGAATCACGTCACTGGGGTAGCGATAGTTGCCGTACTTTCGTTTCAGCCGGCCGTTGGACACAATGCCCCGGTTCAACTCGTAGCCACAGCCGTTCTTCGTCACCACCCCATTGCGCCGGAGCAGCTTCAAATCGGTGACGGCTTCCTCCAGGACCGCGGAGGCCAGCCTGCGCAATGACAGGCCAGCCTCCCCGCCAAACGTGGGGTTTTTGCACCACGCCAGTTCGTCGTCCGTCAAATCCCTTATCTGAGCCATGTTGAGTATCACGCAACGTTGTCGGCCAGCTCCTTGGAAACGTCGTCCCAGTCGTTCAGCACCTTCTGGATGGCATCCGGCGACATGTCGAAGATGTCCTTCAGGGATGACAGGGACGTGTCAGCGTAGCCCTGCTTGCGCATGAATTCCAGCATCTCAAGCTCGCTGATTTCGGCGTCCTTCATCAGGCCTTCGAGCTGGGTGAGGATGTTGCCTTTGCCGGGCTCGGGGAATAGTTCACCTTTGCCGGCGGTGGATTTCTTCTTGATCTGCTGTTTCTCGAACTGCGGAGAAGCGGCTTCAACCGTGGCGTCGATGACGGCGCCGGCTTCCTTTTCCTCGCGCAGGTACAAACCTCCGAGCAACGTCGGGAACGTGGAGCGAAGCGCGTCAGCCTCGGCGCACTTCACGATCATTCCAGCCGGGTCTTCCTTCCACTGGGCAAACCCCTTGTTGAACCGGGCCATGCGGATCTTGCGGTACGTCGGATGGCTGCGTTTCTTGTTGAACACCTTAGCCCACCCACCGACAACATCCTCATCAGGAAGGTGGAAGTCACCCTCCCGTTCCTCGATGGTGCCATCGTTGTTGACGAGGATGCCAGAAGTCATCCCATCGTAATCAGGGCTGCTTTCCGCGCGCTTCAGGAACGCCTGGTGGGCCGTGATGAGGGAGAACGTGGGACCGTTCTGACCATCGTATCCGACAAGGAATGAGTCCCCAGCGAACGGGTTGAGACGTTGCGCCTGGCACAACATCATGAATTTCATCGCGTCCCGCTCGGAGCAGGTCTTGCCGCTCTTGGTCGGAACCGCGATGATGTTTTGAACGATTGCTACGGACAGCTTGATTTTGTCTGCCGCGCCGAAGGGGACGAACTCCATCGCCTTCTCAGTGGGTTTTACCAACGCTTGTGTGCTCATGTTTTCGGTTATATTTTCCGTTTGTGTTTCCGATCATCGACACACGGTTTGAGATGCCGATGTTTCGTTTGTGGGATTCAGACAACGATCTCCCAGAAAGTTTTAATCGAAGTTTTTCCCGGGTGGCTTCTGAAACGATGTGTCCAACCCTTGGGCCTTTGAGGTTATTTTTTACAAACTCCGCGCGTTCCAGTTCTGTTTTTAACGCCCACTGAGCCTTGCCTCGAAGTGACAATATCCGCTTTGTTTTATCGGTGTGGCGAACACCCCTAATTCCAAGGCCACCCTGGCTGCGATTATATTGCGGCCTCAACTTCATTATCCAAAAAACCTCCCGGGCTGATAGTTCGTGTTCTTGACATTCCTCTAAAACCTCCACGATAAAGTTTTTGGATCCATATTTACGCATGGCCCTAGCCAGAATCGGGCAGGCTCCACACCGCTTGTTGGCTTTCGATGTATGCTCCCAAAAACGGCGCCGGATATTACAACTCAGCCCGATGTAGAACTTACCGTTTATCAGGTTCGTTATTTTGTAAATCCCGGTCATCTTCTTTCGGTTTTGGTTTAACGGGTCGCAGTATCAGGCCGCGATTGCCGATGTGATGTACTGCAAATTCAATTTCACGCAGTTGAACCGTGTCGCCGATCTGGACGATCTTCTTCCAGTTCATCGCACCAGATTTTCCACCTGTTCAGTTTCGACCACGGTCTTGCCCTGACGCTTTGCCCATTCCAAAATGAGCAAGGCGTCTGCCGTGTTTAGCGTGACTTTGACGGATGGATAAAGCCGCTGGGCCATCTCCTTCATGCGGTTCTTCTTATCCGACTTGGCCGCAGCGTTCAGGCGGGCGATGCGTTTCTTCTCAGCCTTGCGCTCCTCGTCGGACAGCCCTTCGTATTGACCGCACACGGTTTGAGCCGCGGCGATACCCAAAGCCTTCTGCCATTTTTGCGGGCGCACCAACTCGAACGGAATGCCAATAGCAATCAGGAATCCTTCGAGTTGTCCGAACCCGCGTCCAAAAGTGAACATCGCGGAACCTGGCGCCGGGTTGCCTTTGATAAACCCGCCAACTTCCTCCATGTACGCCTTTATTTCCAACCCGTTCATCTCGGCGGTCTCCTTGGCGATGGTGAGAATGTCACACGCGTCCTTGGGGGTCTCGGGCATTTTGTGGGCTTCGGCGGAGTGCTTGGGGTGATGGATGCAAATGCCACCCGAGCTTCCTGGATCTATTGCGATGAGTAATTTGCTCATTATCGTTTAACCTTTCGACCAAGTTCTACAAGATCAGATTTTAGACGACGAAGTATTTCAACCCGCGAATTCAGCTCGGATTCCAGATCTTCCACTGACTGTTTGTGGTGGTAAAGAATAAGCATCATATCGCAGATTTCATTTTGCTGATCTGTTATTTTCAACATCATCCGAATGACCTTTTTTGGAAACGGCCGCCTGCCGCAGATATTACACTTTGGCTTTCTCATGGTGATTACCTATCGGCTGGAACATCTTCTTCGTCAACCGGAATTCGTGCGGCCGACTCAAAACGTGTGTGCGACTTGAAAAACGTGAGGCTTACAATTCCAGTCGGACCATTCCTCGCTTTGGCGATCAACAGGTTCACCGGGTATGCCTCCTTCTCATCTTGGTCTTCCTCATCCTCACTCCGATCTGGACGATAGAGCATTCCCACTAGGTCGGCGTCCTGTTCAATCGACCCCGACTCGCGCAGGTCGGACAGCCTCGGCTTGCGCTTTTTGTCCTTCTCAAGGTCGCGGTTCAACTGGCAGGCCACCAGAATCGGTATGCGCAATTCCTTCGCCAGTTCTTTGATTCCGCTGGAAACATCACTGACCTCCTGTTGCCGATTATCCCGGCCGCGCTTGGTTGCTGCGTGAATCAATTGAAGGTAGTCGATTATCAACAGCTTGATGCCGAACATCTGGACCATACGGCGAGCCCGGGCGCGCAGTTGCAGGATGGATAAACCGCTGATGTCGCACAGGTAAAGTTTTGAATTTGAGATCTTTCCAGCAGCACTGGTCAGTTTAGGAAACATGGATTCGTTCATGAACCCTTCGTTGATGTCGCGCAGGTTCACGCGCGCGCAGGAGCAAATCGTTCGTAGGGTCAATTCCTCGGCGGTCATCTCAAGGCTGAACACGCCAACCGGCAGCTTCTCATTCAGAACCACATGCTCGGCGATGTTCATGCAAAGGCTCGTCTTGCCCATACTCGGCCTGGCGGCGACCACGATCATGTTGCCGGCGTGCATCCCGTTGGTCATCTTGTCGAGATCCACGAACCCAGTGGGGATGCCTTGGATGACCCCTTTGCGGTTGAAGGCTTCCTCGATGCGCTGGATGGCCACACACACAAGCTCTTTGATGGGCTTGTCGTCACCAGTTTGTTTGGGGCGGATGGCCAGCGCGTCACGCTCGAACTCGTCCATGAGCACATCGACATCGCCCTCGTGATCATAAACCCGCCCCACGAGGTCGGTGCAAGTGGCTATCATCTTGCGTAGCAGATACTTCTCAAGTACCACGTCGATGTAGCTCGGAAGGTTCCACGCACTGGGCACGTAGTCGGCCAGTTGCGAAAGGTAAGTGATGCCGCCAACCTGCTCCAAAAGCTGCTTGTCCTTGAGCCGCTGCTGGACGGTGATGACCTCGATGATGGCCCTTTCTTCCTCCATGGCCACCATCTCATTGTAAATCGTCTGGTGCCGCAGATCGTAGAACACGTCGCCAGCTTCCTTGAACCTGGTGACGCACTCGTTCATGCACTTCGGGGAAATGAGAATACAGCTCAAGACGCCCATTTCATTCTCGGGAGAGTGCGGTGGTAGCCTGTCAACCGACGGTTGATTGGCAGCCTTCTGCCTTCGTGCCTTGCGTAAGTCTGTGCCGCCGACTGCGGCCCCTGATGCGTTATCCATGTGGTGGTTTTCGGTTGTCAAGTCAGGTGTTTCCCTACCATGACGAAAGGAAGCTCGCACACAAAGCTTCGATGTCAAATTTTAATTGTTGTTGCACGATTCAAACCACGTGTGGTATCTGAGCCTTGTAGTAAACGTCAGGTCAATTTTTTGGACCAACAATTATGAATTCAAACTTTCGTGTAGCCACAGCCGCACTTGCCGGCCTTCAAGGACTTCGCTGGAACGCTTTCTCGGCCGCAACCGCTTCTTCTAATTACGCGCAGATCCCGCGACCGAGTTTTGTAGTCGATCATATCACCACCACGGCGGGGTTCAGCGGCGGTGGATCGGCAAAGAACTCCATCTCCTCGATCACCCTTACCGCGGCCAGCGCCGGAACCGTACCGGCCTGGTGCTTCCCGGGCGCGGCCGTGAATGTCAACGTCACGCTATCCGGCGCTCCGTTCATCTGGGGAGCGGTCGTCAAGGACGTGGCGGCGAATGGAACCACCGTTACGCTGACGGATGATCCGAGGAAAAACTCGAACCTTTCCACAACGCTCGCCAATGTGGCGCTCGATGCCATAGCCGGCAGCGTCGTCAACACCGTCACACTGAATACCCAGTGCCAGAAGGTGATGTTGAGTCAGCCGACCGGTAGCGGGGCGATCACGCTGGCTCCTGCCGCCGATGCTGCTGGTAGTGCATTTTACTCCATCACCCTTGCGGTAGGCGGGGCTGAGTATGAGGTCACTGCGCCAATAGGAGCCAAGTTCGACATCTGCGATTGGTGGTTCAAATCTGCCGCGGCCCAAACCCTCACCGTCCGATTCCTGTAATATGAAGAACATTTTTGCAATCGCGTGCTCGATGTTGCTGGCGATCAGCGCAATGGCTGACGGGTTTCAGGTCGGAACAACTTCAAGCGGAGGGGTTCCTGGCAACGCCGCCACGGCGACGGTGGCGAGTAATGTTTTAACCGGTCGTACTTTTTACGTTGCGACAAATGGTAACGACTCAA